AGGGATCGCATCGGCGGTCAATTTTTTATTCTCGCCGTCCAGAATGCCGATGGACTCCATGACTGCGTTATGACATGATTGGGTCTTCAGATACTTTTCGGTTTTATCCAAAATCCACTTTAACTCGACGCGTTTCGAGACGCCCTCCATCTCCGGTGAAAACACCGTGGAGATCATCGATTTCGTAGCCTGGAAGACATTCTCAGACAGACCGGGTTTGCTGTCTAGTTCTACCTTGAGAGATTCTTCATTCGGGAACGATCGATACTCATTCTGGTAGGTCTGAATGAGGTCAACGATCTCGACAATCGCAGAATCGGTGAAGAGTTCGCGTTTGATAAACGGTTGAACTTTAGACCTGAATTCGCTATTGTTGATCAATGACCCGATGATAATTTTTTCCAGCTCAAGACTCATACAGTTGCGCTCACATTGTTCATTAAGGATGGTACATTATAACATACCAAAGGGGAAATGTAAACAACCATTTCCCCTTTGTCAAACTACGCCAGAATAATCTTCGGCGGTTCAGGTGCATCGTCATGACCGAGCATAGAGATTAACTCTTCCAACACCGGAGACGTAACGTTGAGCTTGAACTCATCGATAAGTTCTGGGAATTGATTTTCAATCTCAACTTCGTCACGGAGAATTCCGTTCACGATCATACGACGAGCGGTGGTCTTGTACTGAACGACTCCTGACGGAGTCGGGTTTATTTCAGTGTAGACGTACTGAGAGTCCATGAACTTTCCTTCATCGATCTGAATGATGATGTTAGAGGTACGTTCATCGATTGCCATGGAAAAGCCGGGTGGCTCACGCTTCATTTTCAATTTCCTTCGCTGCGTTTGTGTTTGTCAGAATATCTACCAGGATCGGGTTGAAGAAATTCGTATGCAGATACTTTTCAGTCTCTGCATCGAATGTCACCGCTTCTTCACCATCAACCAAGAACAAAAGTACTGTGACGGAATAGGTCAATGTTTCCTTTTCATCGTCGACCGAGATTTTGTCATAGACAAAAACCGTACCTTTGTACTTCCCGTCTGAGTCGATCCGGATCGGTTGAGTATCACCATCGTAATCTCCTGAGTACAGAGAGTACTCAGGGACGGCCAATTCGCTCATCATTTCATTCTGCATCGTAATCTACCTCATCATCTTCTTCGTCGATTTTAGCTACGCTGCCCAGGCGGAACCTGTTATTACACGCCTTTTCAAATGCATCGGATGCCAGCAACGGACCCCAGAACTCATCGCAGTCGGTGTCTTTTGCACGCCAGTTACGATCTTCCATAACTTCACCGGTTTTCTCATCAACGAGTACGCGTGTATACCACCCGTTCTTCGGCTTGATGACAAACTCGAGTTCTTGGGCGAGATCAAGAAGACCGGAGTATTTGCTGATGCCGTTTTCGAATGTCACAAGAAGTGGGAACTTGGATTTTTCACGAACATAACGAGACTTGTCGATGTTGATCGTGAAATTATATCCAGCCAGGTCAGTCCCGTCTTTCTCTTGGGCGCGCCCCATAATAAACACGGCCGAAGACGAATATGTGATACCCGTATTGTGCGTAACCACTCCGTTCTCAAGAACATATTGTTCTGTTCGCGAAACGGAGATGTCATATACTGGCTTCTTTCCAGCCGGCTTAATTGATGTGATTTTCATATAATTTTTCTCCAGTCTTTTTCGATGCAATATAACGAGTGTCTGTTGGATTAGTCTTTAATATCCGTTCGGCCGCGTTCTTGCTGATGATTTTGTTTTCTCGAATGTATTTGTAAAAATCAGTACATGTATCAAACTTCATGCCATCCCAATGAACTACCCTGGCCGCTGGATTTCCGCCGCCGACTCGTTCTTCTTTCATAGTATCTACATAAGAAGCAAATGCACTAGATTCTTGTAGACTGTTTGAGATCTTATTTCCTCTGGCCGCCTTCCATTCAGAATCTTTGCTTTGGTATGCATTTGATAGAGCTGCACCTTTTGCTAGTTTTTCTTCAGTTGACATATTTTCATGATACCTTTTCAGTGTCGCTGAATGTTCTGCTCGCTTTTCTTCTGTGTATGCATTCTTTATATTTTTGATTCGGTTTGTGCGATCAGATGTAGAATGCTTTGCCCAGGTTGCAGCTGATGCTAAGCCGATTTTAGACCGCCATGATTTTCCAATAATAGGATCAGCGAACATTTCTTTATATTTCGTGGATCTATTGAACTTATCTTTATCGTCCCACTTTTGAAATGCATATCCAGTATTGCCATCCTCAGGAATTAAGTTAGCCCACTCAGCGGAGTTAACTACATCATACACATCAGAATAATACAAGCAGACGGATTTGAATATGACATCTCTTGAATGATGTTCAAACAAGACCTCAGTTGACACATCAAACCCGTGGGCTCGTAAATGTTTTCTCCATCGCACTCCGCTACCACAATATCCGATATAATCTTCTTTTGTAGTAACACATAGATACTTATATCCTGTGGTACGATGAGTTTTAATCATTAAGCGAAACATACATAACTCCATTAAATGGTACTGTGAACCATACTATTTAATGGAATTAAGAATTCATACGGCGACGATATTATGTTCGGTAGTTAGATCTTTTGCTTCAACCCACCTGAAGTTATCTTTTTCACTAACTAGGAACTTGTGTTTATCTGAAACGGTTACTGTGTAACCATCTTCAAACTCGATCTCAAAACATTCCGGAGTTCCATCTTCAAGAGTTTCGGGATTCCATGCATGTGTAACTACATCAGGGCCGCTTGGAGTTTTAATTAAATCGCCAACTTTAACATCTTCAATGTTTTTGGTGGATCCATCAGCCATTTGGATTTGTGTGCCTTCTACTACACAACCACCAGTAACAACGGTTTTAGAAAAATGCTCAAGGGTCTGAATCGTGTGATTTATGGCAATACAAGGAAGATCTTTCACCGTCAGCTGAGGAGTCACAATGCGGAACAACGACTTAATCGCTTTCGCTCTAGACATGTCGGCTACGGATTTTTGATCAAGGGCATCTTCTGTTTCTTTTTTGGAAGCGAGGTTCCCGATAGAATCGATGAAAATGATGACTTTGTCGCCGTTTTCAATATTCTCCAACTGATTTACTAAATCGAATTTTAATTGCTCGACATGGATAATAGGCGTGTGAAGAATGCGGTCGAGTGGAATTCCGAATGTTTCGAGATATGCCGGCGGCGACCCAAATTCTGAATCGTAATAAAGACACACGGCGTCTTTGTGTTTTTCTAAATACGCCTTGACGCAGAATAGAGCCAGGTTAGTTTTGAAGTGTTTAGACGGTCCTGCGAACTGAGTTAACCCGGATTGAAATCCGCCGCGCAGAGAACCAGAAAATGCCAAGTTCAGAATAGGGAGATCGGTCGTAGTTGTATCTTTAGAACCAAAAAACTTCGATTCGGATAGAACAGAAGAATGTTTAACGGTGCTACTTTTTGCTAATTTGTCTAATAGACTAGCCATATGATTTACCTTCAGTGAATTATGGGGTCGGCTTTGTTTTCGCTTTACACCGGGGCCGATTCCGGTTCATGATATCAAGTGTTGCTTACAGCCCTACTTGGTAGGTACCGATAGTTTCCGTCAGAGTCGGACGCTTAGCAGGCGTTTCATCAATTACAGCTGGAGCTTCTTCTTGTTCAACAACAGCGGATTCTACCTGCTCGTCAATAACATCGACGACGGCATCCACTTCAACGAGTGTTTCTTTTTTCTTACGGGCCATATGACTTCTCCTAGTCAAAAAAATCCTCAATCGAGGGTGAATACTCATGGGTCCACTCCAACACGCCGATGACGCGTTTCAGCGGGCCAACGAAATACTTTTCATAGTTTGAATCACGATCTATGTATTTCATATCTATCATTTCCGTCGGGAACGAATCAAGGTAGCAGAAATACCTAAGTCCAAGAGGATTCGGAACTTTGAGGTTGATGATCTTAAGCTTGTCGCCGGCACGGATTTCTACGTACTTGTCGTCCAACTTCATCGACTTCAAAAGACGATTGTACATGATCGCGCCTTTGATATGGCCTTGGGCGCCTTTGGCAAACCCATCATTACCATCTTCATATTTTTCAAGTTCAGTGACAGAGGTTGTAGCGACAACGTCTTCGATCGGAAGAGCCATGTATTCCTTGTAGACGTCTGCTACGAATTCATGAACCTTTTCTTCAGAACTGTTGAACACCATCCCGTAACCAATTTTCAGTTTATCCTGGAAGAACTTCGGAGTAGACGACTTGATCGCTTCCAGTCCGGTGATCTTCTGTTTCGGCGTAGAATATACCGTGCCTTCGTTGTCATACACGTTCATCACATAGTTCTTCTTGGCTACGAAGCAAGCAGACGCAATGGCTTCACGCTTCATGTCTACCGAGTTTGTCCAAGCGTTTGTAGCTTTAGCCAACTCGTCGAACTGGGCCGTCAGTTTTGCAGGAATAACCGTGTCACATATTTTCTGCATAACCTTGAGTTGATCTTCGAACGGCTTACCGGCACACAACTCAGTCATCAACGGAGAAAAGTTTACATACGCCGAGTTGTGAACTAATATATCATTCGCAAAAAAGGAATGAGTCTCTTCAACTTCAATATCATAAACGGTTTCTCCAACTTCACCGATACATTCAACCGTGAAGTTGTTTGTGCTTACTAATTTCATCACGCAGCCTCACAAGAATTTCATTTTTATTTGAGTGCCAATCGGATTCCCAAACATATAATACAGAAAAGCCTCTTTTTTCAGCAACAGCTTTTTTACGCAAATCGTTATTCCAAATATCAGCAGCTTTTACCCCATTAACCATTAGATGATCATGTTTATAGATTTCTGGGTTAGCATGATAATAATCTCCATTATACTCTATAATCAGCCCGATGTCAACTATCACAAAATCATACATATAATATCGCCTTTCATCGGAATCCATGATCCCAAATTCTTTGCCGTCTTTGGAAAAATACCGACAATCCAAGCTCAAATCATAAATGAATTTGTGTAGAGATTCACAAAAAACTTTTGATGTTTTTGATACGTAATTAGCAGAGGTTCTATTATAGAAGTCTTTTAATTTTTCTTCTGCCAATACCGGGCAACCGTATCGTTCCAAATATGATTCAAAGGTGTGAGCTTTACTTTTGTTTACTTTTAACCATCGCGCTTTACCGTCAACTTCTCCGAACTTTTCAACGAAATATTCTTCTGAGCTACCAACATATTTTTGAAGTTCGCAATATTCTTTAAACCTTTTTGCTCCAGCATCTTCGCCATATTTGGCTGTTAAATTTTTTAAAGTGACCGCTCTGGATTCATTATATTTTTTGAACTGTTCATCACTATAGCCATGAACGGCTTTCTTATATTCAAGTGTGTTAGTTACTCTCTGTTTTTCACAATAACTATCCCACTTCTCTATACCAACACTTGGGCCCCAAAATCGTATCATGCGCTCTTTAGTTAAAGCTTTTCCGTATAACGCAACCGCGGACAAATCTTCTTCCAACGATTCGTCGTATAGTCGATGATTTAGCTTATTCCAATGTCGGCGTAACACCTTTATAGCGCCGGCGTTAGCGAAAGTGTCAAACAAATGCTGCAATCTTCCTGGATCTGAACATTCATTTATTCTTTTAAATCTTAAAACGTTTATTGACATTAAACTATTCCTATGCAATTGAATCTGTGTCGCTAGAAATATATATCAATTTATGATTTTCAGTTAGATCTTCCGCTTTAACATCTACCAAAGACCCATGCTCGTCAATCGCTTTTAGTGAGTGGTCGGCCGTAACGGTAACAGATTTACCTCCAACCGAAATTTTATATAGTTTTTTAGTAACAGTATGTTTCATTGCATACACAATTTGACGCTCAACCAATTCGCCATCCAAATATGTCTTTGTTACTCCGGCGGCCTTCTTGACAAATTTGCCGGATTTATATTCAGTTTCGTCTGATAGCGAATTATAATAATCGGCAATACTATGTCTTTCTCCATTCACATAGATTAGACTATCGCCAACAACAGAGTCGGTATCGGATGCACATACATAATCACCGTTGGTCTTAAGAGCTCCGTTGATGAAGTCATTCATAACGTCGTATGACTTGGTTACGACGACCTGACCAGACAGCGTAATGCCTTCAGCTTGGAACACGTCGAACATACGGAAATATTTCGTGCCGAGACATCCATACAACGAGTTCAACAATATTTTTGTTGCGTGCTGTTTCTTCGAATATATATGTTCATTGTTTTCACACATATACAAGTAAGATTCCAGTTCGCTGTCCGTCATTATACTTAAATCTTTCATATTACCTTCCTAAAATTTCAATTTATTAAATATGACAAATATCAGCAAGCGAGGATTCACCATGTACTGTGTATACTTAACTACATACTTTGGAAATAAACTTCCGCCGTTTTATATAGGTTCAACATCAGCCAAAAAGATACTAAACGGATACAACGGATCTGTCTCATCACAGGCCTATAAACAAATATGGAAAACAGAAAGAGACGTTAACCCAGATTTGTTTATTACTCGCGTAATAAAGATGTTCAACACTCGAAACGAAGCAACCGCGTTCGAATTGAAAATCCAAAAGGCATTACGCGTAGTAGAGAATAACTTATACATCAACAAGGGTTATGCGTCAATGTGCTTTTACGAAGGATCGGTTCATTCACCAGAATCCAGGTTAAAAATATCTGCCGCCAACCGAGGAAAAAAGAAGCCACCTAGGAGCAAATCACACTGTGAAAAATTATCGGCGTACGCAAAGATGAGAATAACATCAGAATCGACAAAGAAAAAACTATCACTCGCGCTAAAGGGTAGAACATTCTCAGAAGAAACACGCGAAAAATTATCGACCGCCGCGAAAAACAGAGTTTACCCAGACGATTGGGCCCAATCATGTTCACGTGCCGGGAAAGGAATCAAAAAATCTGAAGCCGGTACCAAAAACATAACATTAGGAAACAAAGGCAAAAACAAAGGCAAAATAGGCATTTGGATAATATCCACCAGAAAACAGAAGAAGATATTTGAATCAGAATTGGGAATGTACGACAAATCGAAATACGTGTTCAAAAAATCCGATCTGCCACCATTGCTATAATTATATCACACTTAGAACGAAATGTACACTATATTATGGAGCTTTAGAACCAGATGCGCGGTGCTTGATTTCAAGTTTGACGCGCTCGGCTTCCTTGCCCCACACCTTCATTTCTTTCTTTTCTGCTACACGCTGAGCGAAGTATTTTTCCACAAGAAAAGGCAAGAAGCCTTGCTTATCCTTCGAGTACATCGACCCGTTAGCACACAGAGTAGCATTCCGAGACTTGGCGTAGCGCAAAGCTTCTTTGTAAGCATCGGTGTTTTTCAACACGTCAGCAGGAGTGATCTTGAAGAACTCTGAACTATCGAGTATCGTATCTGGGGAGATGTTGTATTGAACAATCATAGATGGATATAGAGAAGCAACGTCGAAAGATGCACACCATTCATACAGACCTGGAATGGTCGGCTTAACGAATGCACCTTCATACCCATCGCCGGAATGGTGGAATGCTGCGTCGACATGGACATTTTGAGCTCGCAGGTGGTTAGCGATGGTGTTGTCCCATACGCGAGTAACGCGATACACGTCCGCGAATTGGCATTTAGCCGACAGCGCCATGGTCACCGCGACCCGAATGAACTGTAACTTAGCGTCGAGGCGATCAATCAGTCGAACGTCATGAACGTTGTATTCGACGTGGCGATCCCACCTCTTATCAGAATATGATTCTTTGAATGAACAGTCTAGTTCGATCTTGTTATCGCCGAGTTCAATCTGGGCGATCGTTCCGAGTTTGTAGTTTTCGCGAGGACTGAGCTCGAACTTTTTGTACAATTCCAGATAGTCGAGAACTTGAACACCGTCAACTTCGATGTTGACTTGCTCTCGACCCATGAAGTTTGTGATCGAACTCTTACACCATCCGTATGGAGACAATTTCTTAGACCATGATTCGTTGAGAACGACCATGGTTCTGTTGTAGAGATACGGAATATCGAAGCCGACCACGTTCCAACCGGTGATAATGTCGGGCTTGATCTTTTGCATCATGGTGTAGAACGATTTAAGTAGGATTTCTTCTGACTTGCAGTGAACGTATGTCACGTCAGGATCGGAGAGTGCCCATGGCTTTAGACCGAAGGTGTAGAACTTACCTTTGAACGAAAGGGTAATGAGGTTGATGACTTCGTTCCCGGTCTTTACATCGGGGAATCCCGCGTCGACCTCGCACTCGAGGTCGACCGCAACGATTCGTATCAGATCGTAGTCGAACTCAATGTCGCCGGGAAAGTTGTTGTCGACTTCAGCGTAGTCGAAACGAGGATATCCAAAAATCCGCATTGAGGAATTTTCGTATGATTTAATGAAGCCTTTGGCTTCCTTTGGACTTTCGAACTCTAGTTCGTAGACAGGTTCATTCGCGATGTTGCGATGAATGGTCTCAAGCCCGCTGTTTTTGATGGGTGTATTGACATATAGCTTAGGACGTATCGGGAACTCGGATTCACATTGAATCCCGTCTCGATAGTGACGGACGTACAACGTGTCTCCACGAGACACAAAGTTTGTGTAGAAATCCAAGACATTCACCTTTTCATAAAATTCAGAAGCTATTATATCATAACGAATCGAGAATGTACACTAGAAAGATTGGGTGACACCGTGTGATTCGGTGTCACCCATCAATATGGTTACATTAAAGCGCAAGAAGAATGCACCCACGGTGTCTCATGAACCGATGGTGTATTTTTGGACCAATGTCCACTCAGATTTGTTGCGGTGAGGGATAATCTTCAGATTGAGACGAGGAATCATACCTGCTTCTATCACAGGAACATCTCCGATCGGCGTGACCAAATTCCACTTCTCGAGAAGGTTTACGACGTAGTTGACTCGAGCTCTGTCCTCATCAGAGAACCAAGTCTTGTCACGCTTACCGTCCAGCATGAACATCTGCAGGAAATGGACAATGAAATACCGATTTCTCTTATGGAAAATGTGACACGTCTGAGACAGAGTTTTTCCTGATTGATCGGAAATCCCTATCCTAGTGAGAGTCTCTTTTACCTTCAGAAAATCATCAGGGCTTGCCAGCTTTACCTCTATAAGTCCAAGTTCGTTTACCATTTCCATCACACAAAACTCTCATGTTATGACTGTCCGCCCGTTAGTTGTTGGAGTTGACGGATGTCAGATTCAGATAATAGCGAAACTACATCTTTCGCCGCTTCATGTGAGTATTTATAGAGTGACTTTATGGTTTCGATAGCTTCGTCCTTTGCAGACTTCTCCCACTTCGCGAAGCGCTTTCCCTTAGGTAGAACATTCAACAGATACTCGTATTGCATCTGCGGTGTCAGACCGAAGTCCTTTGTGGAACGACGGTTCAACTCGTTCACCAACAATATCGCGTTCTGGTGATATGAAAGCGAGCGCATGACCATAAACATCGGAATCCCAGGAGCTTCGACTGAAGGGTCCTGGGCTGTCCGAACGAGGTTGACCTTTGTCGAGTTTATCGAATTCAGGTATTCAATGAATGATTGAGCCATGTCAATACCTCACTTGAATCGAATGTTGAGGATGAGCTCGGTCAGAAGGGCCATGCAGTTGATTTCTTTGTCAGAACAGAATGCATCACGGTATTGGTAGTCTGCCATCAAGAGAACCATTTGAGGCATATCTTCTTGTTCACAGATTTCGTACATGCGAGTGTACAGCTTGCGACAGATCGAACTCATTTCGAGGTTCGGAGAAGTAGCTACCCACTTCCTGATATCCCGGAAAGACTTGTCCTTGAGAAAGCCGATCAATGAATCGATGTCGCCTGAACTATCGTTTGAAATAGTCTCAGCATCGATCGAGCCCACAGATGAACGCCGTTGGAGTTCATTAAGGAGTCTACGCATGTCTGGGAAGAATTTAGTGACCATCGCTCCGAGGGCTTTGGCTTCGTATTTGACGCCTTCAGCATCAAGAATAACCCGGACGCGCTTGAACAAAGCGACGATCATGGATTCTTTGTCTTTCGCCTGGACGGTGTAGTCGACAACAGCGCAGCGCGAATGGATGGCAGGGATGATGCGGTTCGGGAAGTTACAGGTCAAGATGAATGAACAGTTGCTAGACAGTTCTTCGATCATGTTACGAAGGGCCATCTGCGGATCGTTCGGCATGCCTTCGGCTTCGTCAACGATGACGCACTTGCGCTTGCCTTCGAGGGAAAGAGACGATCCGAATTGGGTAATGGTGGAACGTACGGTTTCCATGAGGCGGCCTTCGTTACTGCCGTTTATCATGATGAATTCGTAGTCTAGCTCATTACACAGAGCGATCGCTGCGGTGGTCTTGCCGGTCCCGGCAGGTCCGCATAAAAGGAGATTCGGAATCTGTCCACGTTCAATGAACGAGTCAAATTCCTTGGCTGTGGCTGGTGGCAGAATACAGTCAGCGACCTTCTTAGGTCGATACTTTTCTACCCATACGCGGTTTTCAAGAAAATTCATTTGTACTCCACATCAATCATGATAACAGAATGGGGGCAGAAAGCCTGCCCCATTGGACAACTTACTGCTTAGGCTTTGTGATCTCTGCCGCAACGAGATAGATGAGGTCCATCGTGCTGTGCTTGAACTGACAGATGATCTGCTCTGTGATATCCACCTGATAGTCACCAGGAATGAAACGCAGAGTTTCGAGCTTGATGTCAGCTTTGAAGTCCGGCGAATCGACAGTGCCGAGGCTCAGGTTGAACTTGTCACTCGAATCGTTTTTCTTGTCATGAGCAGACACAGTCAGGTTGCCATCTTTGGCCAGAATGGTAACAGTCGGCATACCGAGCACCGCTGCGCCTTTCTGCAATTTGGCTAATTGCTCCTGCTTCAACTCGAACGAGGCCATCACTGGAGGCAGCTTGACTTTCTTCTCGTAGTTGGCGCCTTTGATCAAGGACGGATCAGCAAAAACGTAGCGTACGCTGTTCTTGCCATCACCGATCAGAACTGAACCGGCATCGCCTGATTCGAAATCGAGTTCCGGATCGTTGAACAAAGACATCACGTTCAAGAATCGACCGAGTTCGAAGATGGCGAAGTCGACAGGAAATTCTTCCTTGACTGTGGCCGAGGCGTAACACTCACCGGCATTCGATTTGGTCTTGATGACCGAACCGGCCTTGAACTGAATCGACTGACTGATAGACGAGTAGTTCTTGAGGATGTTGAGGGTTTCTGCTGAAATTTTCAAATGTTATTCTCCATGGTAATTTACGTAGTCGTATGCAACTCTCAAGACCATTATAACACAGTCAAAGAGAGTCGTACACTATTTTGTTTAGAATCCGCGGGGCTC